GAAATTTATTTAATTCACAAATGGCAGATTTTAAAATGCCAAAGAATAAACATTTATTAAAGACAGCAAAGATGATGAATGAATTTTTAATTGTATTATCTGACATGGAAAGAAATGGAATCAATGTAAGCCTAGATGAACTTGGCAAAGTAGAAAAAGAATATCGTGCAGAGTTTGCTTATCTAAAACAAAGTATAGATAAAATTGTATATAAACAAATGGGAGATACTAAAATAAATCTATCCAGTCCCGAGCAATTATCTTGGTTAATCTATAGTAAAAAACCTAAAGATAAAAAGCATTGGGCTAAAATATTTAATGTTGGTGTAGATAAAAGTACAGGTAAAAATAAAAGACGACCAAACTTTTCAAGAATACAATTTAGAAATTTAGTTGCAGAAAATTGTGAAACAATACACAGAACAACAGCACAACAATGTATGGATTGCTGGGGTAAGGGTGTTATTAAAAGAGTAAAGAAAGATGGTAGTCCCTATAAAAATTATACAAAGTGTACTCAATGTGAAGGTGATGGATACTTATATATACCAATGGCAAAAGTTGCAGGGTTTCAACAAAGACCTAGAAGTGTATATGATATAGCAGATGCTGGATTTAGAACAGATAGACTTACATTAACTAAAATAGCAAGTGAAGCTGAGGGTGAGTTTAAAAAATTTATAGATTCAATTGTTAGGCACAATGCAGTAGATACTTATCTAAATACATTTGTTGAGGGATTAAAAAACTTTACAAATGAAAAAGGTTTTCTACATCCTAAATTTATGCAAGCAATAACTGCAACAGGTAGACTATCTAGTAGAGATCCAAACTTTCAAAACCAACCTAGGGGTAAAACATTTCCTATTCGTAAAGTAGTTACATCTAGATTTAAAGATGGTAAGATATTAGAGATAGACTTTTCTCAACTAGAATTTAGAACTGCTGTGTATCTTGCACAAGATAAACAAGGCATGGAAGATATAAAAAATAAAATAGATGTTCATCAATACACTGCAGATATTATTGGTGTATCTAGACAAGATGCAAAGGCACATACATTTAAACCTTTGTATGGTGGTGTAACAGGAACTGAAGATGAGAAAAGATATTACACTAAATTTTTAGAAAAATATAAAGGTATAAAACAATGGCATGAAAAATTACAGAGTGAGGCTATTAGATTTAAAAGAGTTAAACTACCTACAGGTAGAGAGTATTCTTTTCCGTATGCTGAACGAACACCTTGGGGTGGATCTACGTATGGGACACAGATAAAAAATTATCCTGTTCAAGGTTTTGCTACAGCAGATATTGTACCACTAGCTTGTATTAATATTTATAATTTAATGAGAGAAAAGAAAGTAAAAAGTTTGTTAGTAAATACAGTACACGATTCTATAATAGCAGATGTATACCCTGGCGAAGATAGAGTTATGGCTGATATTTTTAAACAAGGAACTGCAGACGTAATACCTGCATTGAAAACGTATTACAATATTGATTTTAATGTTCCACTTGACACGGATCTTAAGATCGGTTATAATTGGCTAGATATGAAGGAGGCAATATGAAAGAAGTAGAAGCTCTTGAGACTCTAGATGAATACGATGATGCAGATTATGGTGCTTATCTAGAATATACAGAGTTAAAAGAAAGATGTATGATTGAGCCTACTGTTCTTTACATACACGAAAACCATGAGTTTTTAAGTGAGTTTAAATACTTTGCAAACGCTGATGGTTTAGACATAAAAATAATAAATGGAGACACAAGAATATGTTAGAAAAAATAATTAAGTTTTTGTTTGCAACTGCGACATTTAGTGTTATACTTGCCATGTGGTATATAACTTTAATTGCAATTTTTGTTTGACATTTATACAAAAATGTGGTATAAGACAATAACTAAAATGGAGGACAAATGTCTGATAATAACTTAGTAAATATAAAAGGAATGTCTGATGAACAAATCATGCAGGCAATAGGTCAAGACGATGGATCTAATCTAGGTACTAACATACCAAGGTTAGCAATCAATCGAACACCCGAAGATGACGATGGTAATCAATTACCAGTAGGTCACTTCTATACTTATGATTCAAACGTAGGTCAGAATGTTTTTGGAAAACCAATTACATTTAGACCATTCATAAGTGCAATGCAATACATGCATTATGATGCTGTTAAAGGTGAGTACATAAACAGATCTATTATATTCAAAAGCTGGAAAGAAGAAGCGATTGATATATTAGGTGGTACAAGATGTGGTAAGATATCTTTTAAAGAAAGATCTAGTCTTACTCCTGAACAGCAAGAACGACAAAGAACTATCAGGTGCTATAAACTTGTGTATGGTTTATTATCATTTAAGAATGGTAAAACTGCACAAGGTAAAGAGCACAATGCAGAAAACTTACCCGTACTCTATAGAGTTACAGGTACAGCATTCTCACCTGTTAGTGCTGCCTTAGATCAATTAAAGAAAAGAAAGAAACTTATGTTTAATACTTTACTTAATATTGATACTAAGAGGCAGAAGAAAGGTAGTAATGTATTTTACGTACCCGAAATAGCTGTAAATGCTGATGCTAATTTACAGTTATCTGATACTGATATGGATACTCTAAAGGTATTTCAAGAGTCTATTGATACAGAAAACCTAGAAGTTGCTGGACTATATAATAGTGCAAAGACTAAAAAAGTAAATGGTTCTGATAATATGGATGCTGAGATTGTAAAAGATCTTGGAGAGGAATCACCTGAAAAAGTGTTGGCTAGTTAATGAACGATATACTTATTAAAGTACAGACGTATCTTGATAACGTATCAAAGGGTCCTACCCAAGTAGACAAAAAACTTGTGGAGGAGTTTGGTGAGGCGTGTAAAAACGCCTTACTCAAACAATTTACTGAGGGTAGACGATCTAAATTTGAACCTAGAATGTCTAATATTGGTAGACCATTGTGTCAATTACAGATGGAAGCTAAGGGTATAAAGGGAGAAGGTCAGCCTTATAATGTTAAGATGAGAAATACATTTGGTGATCTTATAGAAGCACTAGCTTTATTTGTTATGAAATCAGCAGGAGTAGTTGTAGAGAATGAACAGAAAAAAGTTGTGTATAAATTTGGGGAGAATAAAATTGAAGGAAGACAAGACGTTGAGATTAATAAAAAAATATGGGATATTAAAAGTGCCTCACCATATTCTTTTGAAAAAAAGTTTGGAGAAGAAGGTGGCTTTAATGAAGTTGTTAAGGATGATACCTTTGGCTATGCGTCACAAGGATTTTTATATAGCGAAGGTCAGGGCAAAAACTTTGGTGGCTGGATAGCTATTAATAAATCTACGGGTGAGTGGACAGTATGTGAAACACCTGCACTGCATGATGAATATAAAAAAGTAGCTCTAGATAAAGCAAAAGAAAATTTTAAAGCATTACAAAAGGGTGTACCATTTAAAAGAAATTATGAAGCTGTGGAAGAAACATTTAGAAGTAAACCTACAGGTAATAAAGTTTTGGGCTTTGCATGTTCGTTCTGCCCATACAAACTTCCTTGTTGGGGAAGTAAGTTGCAGTTGTTACCACAACAGCAATCAAAAGGTAAGAACCCTAAATGGGTTTGGTATACGGAAGTTAATAATCCTAAAAAGGAGGAAGAGTTTGCGTAACTGGGTGGGTGTTAGTTTCGAGGGGTCTAGCACCTACCTTTACTTACAATGTATTGTTTAATAATAAAAGATAATGACACTTGGAGAATATTTACAAATGAAATATGGGACTCAGAAAAAGAAGCAACTGATTATGCAAAGAGAAATAGATTTAAAAAATCTGTTGAGTGGAAAGTTGTACCACATGACATTAAATATTTTAAATTATAATGACTAAGAAAAAAGATAATAAATCAATGCTAATTAACTCTATTAAAGTTTTAGTTAGTCCATGGGAAAGCGGCTTTACATGTGGGATAATTATGGATAGTAAAACTAAAATGACTACAGAACAATATGAATTATGCTCTACAATATCTAGAGGTATGATAAAGATGGCAACTACTGACCCTCATTCAACGTTTCTATGGGGACTTCGTGGCTTTGCTGATGATAAAAAAAAGGATGCAAAAGATCTTACAATCAGTGCAGTAGCTGAGTTTGATGACGATGATAATGTAATTGATTTTCTTGAATTCTTAAAACAGAAACGTGATAAGGAGTTAAACTAATGGCAACACACTTAGTAATAGGGGATCCTCATTGTACCCCAAAAGCAACCAATGATAGATTTCTATGGGCAGGAAAATTTGCTCGAGATCTAAAGCCGAATACTATTATTTGCATGGGAGATTTTGCAAGTATGGATTCACTATCTAGTTATGATAAAGGTAAAAAATCCTTTGAAGGTAGAAGATATAAAAAAGATATAGATCATGCTCATGATGCATTGAATAAATTTAACAAAGGTCTCAATGGAAGACGACCAAGAAAAATCATGCTACTTGGTAATCACGAAGATAGGATAGATAGAACAGTAGATGAAATACCCGAACTTGAAGGTACAATTAGTACAGATGATTTTAAATTTAAGCAATATGGTTGGGAAGTATATCCATACCAAGAACCTGTTGTGGTCGATGGTGTATATTATTGTCACAATTATCCTACTGGGGTTATGGGTAAGCCTATTAGTGGGGACAACATTGCTCGTTCTCTCTTACTAAAAAATAAAGTATCTTCTACTGTAGGACATATACATACATTTGATTATGCTATGTGTGCCTTACCATCAGGTAGAAAACTTATGGGATTATCTGCAGGATGTTATTTGCATCACAAAGAAAACTATGCTAAGTCTACTCAGCAAATGTGGTGGACAGGTCTTGTAGTTAAACGTAATGTTCATAAAGGTGAGTATGATCTTGAGATGATAGAATACAACTCTATTAGGAGGAAGTATGGCAGATGATAATGTTAATTCACCATCGCATTATAAGTATGGTAAAAAAGAAACTATTGATGTAATACAAGATTGTATGACCAATGATGAGTATCATGGGTACTTAAAGGGAAACGTTTTAAAATATGTTTCTAGGTATAAATTTAAAGGGGAACCTTTAGAAGATTTACAAAAAGCACAATGGTATTTAAACAGACTAATAAAGGAGGTTACATGCTAACACACGGACAAGTAATGGAGAAACTTGGTAGGATATTAGCTTTACAAGAAGTTATGATTCATATACAAGATGAAGTTAATGATTTAAATAAACAATTAAAGGAGGATGAAGATGGGCGCAGTGAAACAAGCGATGATTGAAGTTGAAGATATGGTTTGTAATTCTTTAAACTTAGGAAGAACACTTAATCAAACTATAAGAGATTTACGAACAGAGTTTAATAAAAAGGGTAGAGATAATCTCTATCTATTAGATGAAAATCTGATTGAAAATAAATACTATCAATTTAGAGGAGCAGAATGAGCACAAGAAAAAACTTAGTAAAAGCATTGGCTAGAAAATACGAAGCTGCGATAGCAGAAGCCACAGCAACAGCCGAAATATACTTTGATAATTCTGTAGGTATTGGGGAACATCCCCAACATATACAGGAGTTAGATAAGTTATTAACTAAAATATCAAATGCACAAGAAAATTTAGATACACTTAAAAAGCATTTTGATTATGACGATATACCATTTTAATATAGGAGGATAGATGGAGAAAGAAAAAAAGAAAGAACAACAACCAAACCCTAGAACTTACACTATAAGTTCTGAACAACTTATGGATATTATGAGATACTTAATGTCTAGACCATATGCTGAAGTAGTAAAACTTATGAATAGTTTATCTACTTTAACACCACAATCTAGTGAGGGAAATAGCAATGACGGAAAAAAATAATTTAGATAAATACACTGGAATATTATTTGAATTAAAAATAGGTTTAAATAGAGAGAATGCTATAGTCATTGACTATGGTGGCAAACCTGTAGGTAAAATTCGAGATGCACTAAAGGGATATCCATATCATGGTAACTTATGTGCTGCCGTTATTAATCATGCTAATGCTGTGGGGAAAAAATTACAAGATGATATTAAACAACTTATACAAAAAGTTTAGATATTACTTTTGGCATAACAAAGTTATGGATAAGCTAGAAGGATATGCAAGTTCGTTGAGTACTTGGTTTTGGCAGAAGCGATGGGGTGACAGAAATCTTTATCGCTACAACCAAAAAAAAAGACCCCCTGATTAAAAATCAGAGAGTCTTGTGTTGCCTGTGGGGGAGTCTATTAAATTAGATTCTCCCTTTTTTAATAACCTTGATCAACAAATTTAAAATCTACATTTTCTTGAAACTTATAATTTGTACCTTCTTCTTTCATTCTACTTAATTGATTTATAAATACTTTATTTAATTCTTTTAATGCATCAGATTTTGTAGCACTAAATTTTCTACCAATTTTATTATTATATATATCTGCACCTGATGCTTGCATATATTTAGGTACATTTCCTATTTCATTTCTACCTGTTATAAGACCTTTACCAAATTTTAAAGCATCCATACCTTCTTTTCCATACCCCATTGCTCCAGCAGTTATAGATCCTCTTTTGTTTGCCTCTACTGCTGAAAATGCTGCATGTCTATAGGCATCTAACACACTTGTTAGTTTAGGTAAATTAGGATCAGGACTTTTTTGCATACCGACAATGTTATTATTATCATCTCTTGTAAAATCATAACCTAAATCTTGTAATAAAATTTGCAATGATGGTGTAGTATCTGTTGGTTTTGTTCTATACGCACTAAGGTATTCATCCATACCGAGCACATTTGCAGTTTGTTTATATATATCTGCCATTAATTTAATCCTTCCATCTGTGCATTTAAAGGTTTTCTTTTAGGTAATATTGGATTTAATATTTCATTTACCCTAGTTCTATATACTGTATTTAAGAATTGTGGGTAATCACTTTTTTCTGCATAGCTACCCATGTTCATAAATAATTTTTCTACAGGTTGTCCTTGCTCTATAGATTTTCTAACATTATCATATGCACTTCCTGTGCTTATAAGTTTTAAAAATGCACGAATACTATCTTTAGAGTTTTCAAACTTTCTTAGTTTAGCCCCACCACCTGTAGGTAAAAAATCATCATCACCTATTGGGTGAATGCCAAAATAATTTTTAGCTTTTTTAGCAGTAGGAGCACCAGCAAATTCCATATTACCTGTTTCAGCTGTAGCTACAGTTAATACAAAAGAATTAGGAATAGAATATTCAAAGGAGTCTTTACCGTACTCCTCTTTAACTTCCCTTATTTCATTAGCAAAATTTCTAATTTTTGTATCATCAGCCATAACATTATTTAATATAAATATGCTAGCAATTCCAAGCACGAAGTGCTTTATTAATTCTTGAATTTGGATCATTAGCTGTTTTTGAAGATGTTAATTTTTTCTTCATTCCCTTCATACGTGCACAAAAACTGGCACGTCTTTTATTACCAACTTTTTTACTAGGTGCTTTTAAATTACCCCCAGTAGATTTATTATAACTAGCCCTACCTTTAGCATTTAAACCACCTGAGGGGTTCTTACCTTCTTTACGTTGCCATGCAGGTGTCTTAGCCATTATTTTTTCCCTACTGTTTGTGCAGCTCTTTTAAAATTTGCTGCACTAGGTGCACCCTTTGCACCTTTTTTACGCATCTTGCCACCACGTTTTTTCTTAGCATGGATATTTGCATATAGTCCTTTGCCTGGCATTATACTCTACCTTTTTTTTTATTTCTTAACATGGCAAAATCTTTCTTAGTAAGTTTGCCATCTTTATTCATATCTAATTTATTTCTTTTTCCTACTACTTTCTTTTTAGGTCTTCCTTTTGTAGACCCATACGTTCCTTTTCCCATTGGCATTTTAAGTATATCTCCTATATTGTTTTACTTTTTTTGCAATTCCTTTCGGTTGTTTCACAAACTGTTTTCCCTTTTTTGTTCCTTGGCGTTTGGCTTTTGTCGTTGCCGCATACTCCGCAGATGATAAGTTTTTTATAGCCTTCTCGGGCAAATATCGTTCTCCTGTAACTGAAGATTTTTTCCCTGATTTCGTTCTCCATTTTTGTTTCCCCCATGCTTTTAAACTCCTTTGACTTTTTGCTAGAGCCATTATTTTTTTTTATCCTTTTTATTTACAACACTTTGCAAAATTTTAGCTTGTCCTGCATGTAATTTAGATGCTTTTTTTAAACCACCAATAACTTT